GAGTTCAGTAGGAAGGATGTTATAGATGCCTTTGAATCTTCGTTTGAATTGATCGGGGGAATTCCGAGACTCGCATCGTGGGCTCACCTACACCCGACAGAATTTTACAAAATATATTCCAAATTATTGCCGTCGCAAGCACAGCACGAATTTGGCGGTAAAGACGGAGTACTTAGGATAGTTCATAGCATAGCACCTGGAGCACTTGACACAGCCCCAGAAAGTTTAAGGGGCGGACAAATTATAGAACACGAGAATGATGGCAATCAAAAAACAGATGCAATATAATAGGGGGGCGTAAGCGTGGCAGAGACAAGTGAAATACCACTTCGTAATGTAGAACCTAATAAGCTGATTCACTTAGCTAATTTAATGAGGGGTGGTCAGGATAAACTTAATTATCTTAGGGGTGCTGGAGTTGGACCTCTTGGGGACTTATTTTTAGGACCTGCCACTGATGTAGTAGAAGGAGCAGCTTACGGGGAACTTCCTACTACAGGTAGCGGACAAACAACACAGTTAGATCCAGGTGTTTTTGATTTAGCTGCGATGGGAACAGTTCCAGTTGCAGCAGGGAAAAATGTACTACAGAAACTAATGGCTAGTAAACTTAGAGACAAACCAAAAGATGGAATTTACCAACAGTTAGCTAAAGGCGGGATTAATGAGAAAGGGGTAAATCAGCAGATAGCTCAGGGGGCAGTTCCAGCAGCAGCTATCGGTACAGCCGTTGATCAGGGCAGAAGAGACTTCCTTAAAGCAGGAGCAGGAGCAGTTGGGTTAGGAGCTATAGCATCTAAATCGCCCTCTATTGCTAAGAGCCTTCTTAAAGACACAGCTGAGGCAGCAGTTCCAGCTGCGGCTAGAGGACTCGCGGCTTATACACCAGAAGTAGCTAAGAAGGCGATGTCTGTTTCTATGGATTCTTTGATGGGTGGGGCAAATAATCCGTTGATTGCAAAAATTATTGCTGAAGCACCTAAAGAGGTTACAGAACAATACACAAAGAAATTAGACGACCTTGTAGGTAAGTATGGGGATGATTTTGAGCCTGACGGGTTTGCTGAAAGGATGTCTATGACTCACCCTGATGCGTATAATGTCTTTTCTAAAGGGCGTAATAAAAACCCTACTGATGCTGAAATGAAAAAATCTAAGGATTGGTTTAACTCACAACCATACGAAAAACAAGAAGAAATTATAGAGCATTGGCAGGTCACGGGTAAATATCCTGGCGAATCTGCTGAAAAATTAAAGAATGTTGGTCATGAATTTGAAATGGATTGGGTAACACGGCACATGGATCAACATACAGGGGCTCTTAAACACGATGAAAACCTTCTTCAATATGTCGGAATAAAATTAGAACCAGACAGTTACTTAGATGGTGCTATGGGTAATTTAATGAATAAAATAAAATCTGGAAAGTCAAACACAAAGATACCAACTAAAACAGAGATAGGGGCGTACTAATGGATCCAGCAACAATGATGAAAATGGCACAACTTCTAGGTCAGAAAGAAGATAGAAAGTGGCAGCCGATAGGAGCTCAGTCGAGAAACATAGGTTCGTTAAACCCAGAAAGTTATGAAGATGAATCTATGTACTATGATGAACCCACACAGGGTGATCAAGCAGCTGATATTGAAAGATTGCAAGAGGGTATAAATCTAGTTAAACAGATGAAAGGAAGTGGGGGTATTTTAGGGGAACTAGGAGATCCTTCGTTTATGTCTAAACAAGATATAGCAGATATAAACATACTGGGAACTGCTGGACAAAACGTAGTTTAATGTGATAGAAGTTTTATGCCTTGCGTTATGGGATTATGGGGCTATACAAAAAACCGATAAAATAATATACGTAGACGTAAAACCTGTCACGGCTGTTTTTTCAAAAATACCAGAATATAGAAGACCAGATTACTGGGTTGGTTCTATAAACGAGAAATTTTTTATAGGATCTACTGTTGATATAAGACAAGCAATATGTGAGATAGCAGATGGCTAATATAGAAATAGATTATGACCCTAGAACTCACTTTATACCATTCCACCAGAGGGATCAAAGGTGGTCATGCTTAGTTGTTCACAGACGGGGTGGAAAAACTGTAGCTTGTGTTAATGATTTAGGAGCACGAGCAATATACACCCCCAAATCAGATGCTAGGTATGCCTATTTAGCACCTTTCTATAGACAAGCTAAAGACGTTGCATGGGTGTATCTTAAGACTTACCTGAAACCTGTTATAAAACGAATAAGAGAAAGCGAGCTTAGAGTGGAGCTTATGAATGGTTCCTGGATAACTTTATATGGCGCAGATAATCCAGACGCATTACGAGGTATATATTTAGATGGGGTTGTACTGGATGAATTCGGTGATTGCCGACCTAGTTTATGGGGGCAAGTAATACTCCCCACTTTGGTTGACAGAAAAGGGTGGGCTGTCTTTATTGGAACGCCAAAAGGAAAGAACCACTTTTACCATATCTATAGAAGAAGCCAAAGTGAAGAAGGGTGGTACAATCTAACACTAAAATCTTCAGATTCAGGTCTAATAGATAAAGTAGAGCTGGATGAAATGAAGGCTCAAATGACTGAGGATGAATATGAGCAAGAAATGGAGTGTAGTTTTGACGCAGCAGTTAGAGGAACTTATTACACAGATTTATTAAATGTTATAGACAGTAGGGGTCAGGTAGATGTTAAAGATTTATACGATAAAAACCTACCAGTGAATATAGCAACAGATTTAGGCTACACAGATTCTACTGCTATATGGTTTTGGCAAAACAGACCAGACGGAGCAGCTCTAATAGACTATGAAGAACATCATGGTCAAGCTCTACCATTTTACTTTAATTTACTAAGGAACAAAGGATACTTATATAAAGAATTGTGGCTACCGCATGATGCTCGTGCTAAATCTTTACAAACAGGTCGTAGTACAGTAGAACAATTTATAGAGGAATTTAAAAACGACAGAGATATTTCTATACGAATATCCCCCAAGTTAGACATACAAGATGGTGTAAATGCTGTTCGTAAGATTATACCTAAGTGTTGGTTTGATGTTAATTGTTATGAAGGTGTTGAGGCACTTCGGGCTTACCGAAGACAATACGATGAGGTGAACGATGTTTACCAAAACAGACCTGTTCATGATTGGGCTAGTAATGGGTCAGACGCGTTCCGATATTTAGCACTTGTAGTGAAGACAAGTTTGTTGCATAATAATCCGATGATACAACAGAAAATAGACGCACCAGAACAGGGGAAATACCCAGTTTCCTTAGATACTTTATTTAAAGACAATGAAAAACGCAGCAATTCCACTATTTTGAGGATATAAGCATGGCAGAAGATTTAACGCAAGATGTTAAAGGGGTTAATAAATGGAAAGTAGAAGTAGATTCTGCCAATAAGAGACAAAAAGATTTTTGGAATTCTGGTGGTCGTGTAGTAAGAAGATTTCTTGATGATAGGAAAGATGAGAATTATAGGACTATAGAAGTTGAGAACCAATTTAGGCTCAACTTATTCCACGCTAATGTAACCACTCAATTAGCCATGATGTATGGCAGGATCCCACAAACTGACGTTGCTAGACGTTGGGCGGATCCTAACGATGATATTGCCCGAGTTGCATCTGAACTTTTACAGCGTCTATTAAATTTGACAGTACAAGCTCCAGGTAGCACCGACTCCGATTTGCTTCGCGCCTGTCTGCAAGATAGGCTCCTTCCTGGTTTAGGTGTAGCTCGGGTACGATATACTTTTGAAAAAGAAGTAACAGAAGAAAGGGTTGAAGTAGTAGACCCAGAAACTGGTATGTCCGCAATACAAATGCAACAGAATGAAACCATAGTTGATGAAAAAGCTCCTTTGGTTTATGTGCATTGGAGAGATTTTTTATGGGGTTATGGAAGAATATGGGCTGATGTTTCTTGGGTGGGGTTTAAAACCTATCTAACAAAAGAAGAATTTATACAAAGATTTGGTGAAGAAAAAGTAGAATATGTTACATTCAATAAAATACCTATTGGAACAAAAGACGAAGAATACGCGGATGATAAAGATCAGCCATGGATGAAAACTGAGGTTATAGAAATATGGGATAAAGAGAGTAGGCGAGTCTATTGGTATCATGAAGATTGCCCTGATTATTTAGATGTAAGAGATGACCCATTAGGTCTACAAGGGTTTTTCCCATGTCCAGAACCTATGGCGGCGAATACTACTACAACTCTATATTTACCTCGTAGTGATTTTAAAATAGCCCAAGATTTATATAATTCTATAGATTTACTACAGACACGAATAAGTATAATAACTAAAGCAGTTAAAGTCGTCGGATTGTACGATGCTTCTAATGGTGATATTAAGCGTATGCTACAGGAAGGAACAGATAATGATTTAATACCTGTAGATAATTGGGCTATGTTTGCTGAAAAGCAAGGATTGAAAGGTCAAATAGATTGGCTTCCACTTTCTGATATTGTAGAGGCGTTAGCTAAACTACAAGAATTACGCAGTGAACAAATTCAGCTGCTATATGAAGTTACGGGTATGTCTGATATATTGAGAGGTTCTAGTGAGCAATATTCTGGTGTGGGTCAAGAACAACTTAAAGCTAAGTTTGCTTCTGTAAGAATACAGCACCTACAAGATGATTTTTCAAGATTTGCTAGTGATTTAATGCAAATTAGAGCAGAAGTTATATGCAATCATTTTGAGCCAGAATCTATATATGAACAAGCTAGTGCTCAGTATATGATGGATAGTTTTGAGTTAGTACAACAAGCTATTCAGATGTTAAAAGGAAATGAAATTAATTGGATGTGGCAAATATGTATTAAACCAGAATCTATAGCTATGGTTGATTATGCACAATTAAAAGCAGAACGAGTAGAGTATTTAACTGCAATAGGAACGTTCGTGAACGCAGTAGAGGCTATCGGTGCAAAGGAACCAGAAATGTTGCCATTCTTAATGGAACTTATGCGTTGGGGCATGGCGGGATTTAAAGGTAGCCAGCAGATTGAAGGTGTATTAGACCATGGAATTGATCAAGTTAAACAAAGACTTGCTAATCCTCCACCACAACAGCCCCCAATTGAATTGCAAGAAATACAGGCTAAACACCAAGCTGAAATGGAAAAACAATCTAAAAAAGCTCAAGATGATATGATGAAATTATTGAATCAGCATAAAGCTAAATTAATTGAAATAACAGCTGATACTCAGGCACATGAAGCTACGGAAAGAATTCAAGCATATTTTAATATATTAGAAACTGAGGCTAAAATGAAAGCTGACATAGCTGTAGAAAGAACAAGGAGTAAGTCTCGTGGTTGATATTATTGTTAAAAAAGATGTTAGGATTAAATCCCCAATAGATGGGAGTGTTATAACAACTAGACACCAATTATCTGAGCATAATAAGAAACACAATGTTGTGCAGACTGGTGAGTTTGGGTCTAATAATGGTGAGAAATTTTTTGAAAGAAAACAAAAAGAAAGGGAAAATTATTACACTAGCCCCGAAGCTAAAAAAGAAAGAGTTAAAGATTTATTAAAATCTTATGATAAGGAGACACACCGATGAGTGAAGAAACACCGACAGAAGATAGTTTAAGAGATTCACTAGAGGCAGCAGTTGAGGCTAGTGAAGTAGAAGAAGTAAAAGAAGAAATAGTAGAGGAATCTACCCCAACTCCCCAAGAATTAATGGAAGAGCCTAAAGACGAACCTAAAGACGAACCTAAAGAAGTAGAAGCTAAAGTCGAAGTTAAGGACGACACTAAAGTCGAGACCCAAATCGAGACACCTGTCGAAGCCAAAGAAGTATCCCCAATTAAACCTCCTCCTTCTTGGTCTGCTAAAGATAGGGAACAATGGGGGGAATTATCAGAAAATTTACAAAAAACAATTATAGACAGAGAACGCAACTATTCTATGGGGATACAAAAACACGCAGAAGGTGCTAAGTTCGCACAAAGGGTTGTGGATACTCTTGCCCCATATAGACATATTATGATGCAAGAAGGTGCGGATGAAGTATCCGCTATCGGTAATTTAGCTCAATATGCAGCCACTATGAGAGTCGGTACACAGCAAGAAAAAGCTAATACTTTAGCTCGTATAATTCAACAGTATGGTGTAGATATTTCAACTTTAGATGATGTATTGTCTGGTCAAGGTGTTGACCCAGAAACCAGCAAAATAGATCAGATCCTACAACAGCGTTTAGCCCCTGTAGAACAGATGGTGCAAGATTTTAATCGTGGCAGACAAGAAAGTCTTCGTAGTACAGATATAAGACTACAAAAAGAAATAGATGATTTTGGTGGTAAATCGGAATTTATGGAAGATGTAAGAGAAGATATGGCAGATATTCTTGAGTTAAATGCTAAACGAGGACAAGAAGTTACTTTAGAACAAGCGTATGAAAAAGCCGTTGCTATGAGACCAGATATCCAAGAAATTCTCAATTCTAGAAATAAACAGAAACAATTACAAAATTCTAGAAGAAAAATAGCTAATAAAGAAAATGCCGCGAGCAGTTTAGATGGTGGTTCCCAAGCACCACTTGAAAATAAAGAAGCCCCTAGTGTAAGAGGTGCTATAGCAGACGCTTGGGAGTCTCAAGAACAATCTATATAAAACACTTGCATTTTCTTTAATTTTATTTTAACCTTCCCTTCATAAAGACAGGGAAGGTGCATTCCCTCAGTCGTAAATGAATCAAAGCAAGGGCTTTGTTAGTCCCCATGCTAATCGGGGTATGGCGTGAAGGTGAAAACCGCATCACAAAATACATAAATAATTAACTCGTTTAACATTGGAGGAGTAAGAATAACATGGCTTACCCAAACGTATCGGATATACTAGCGACGACTATTGAGTCTCGTACTAGGAAAATCGCTGACAATGTTACCGACAATAATGCGGTCTTGAAAAGATTATCTATGAGCGGAAAAATTAAAACTTTTTCTGGTGGTCATAAAATCTATCAAGAATTGTCATTTGCAGAAAATAGTAATAGTGGATGGTATTCTGGTTATGATTTACTACCAGTCGCTGCTTCAGATGTTTTGAGTGCTGCTGAATTTAGCATCAAACAATGTGCAGTTCCTGTAGTAATTTCTGGTCTTGAACAGCTACAAAATGCTGGAAAAGAACGGATGATTGACTTAATGGAAGCCCGTCTTTCTGTTGCTGAATCTACGATGGCTAATTTAATATCTGCTGGACTGTACTCAGATGGTACTGGAGCAAGTGGAAAACAGGTTGATGGTTTAAATGCAGCCGTTCCACTAGATCCTACTTCGGGTACTTATGGTGGTATTGACAGAGCTACGTGGACTTTCTGGAGAAATCAGTTCCGTGATGTTGCAAATACTGCTACTATGCAAGCGGATATGAATACTCTATGGGCAGCTTGTAATCGTGGTATGGACAGACCAGACCTCATTCTTATGGATGTTGTGTCTTGGAAGGCATACCTAGCTTCATTACAAGCTAATCAGAGATTCACTGATCCAAAAGTCGGTCAGTTAGGATTTCCTAGCATTAAATATATGGATGCAGACGTTGTATTAGATGGGGGCATTGGTGGTAATTGTCCTACAGGCGTCTCATTTTTCCTTAACTCTACATATCTACACTACCGCCCACATTCTCAGCGTAACATGGTTCCGTTGAGTCCGAATCGTAGATATGCTACCAATCAAGATGCAGAAGTACAAATCTTGGCTTGGGCAGGGAACTTAACTTGTTCTGGTGCTCAATTCCAGGGTCGTCTTGATGTGAATTCATAATAGGAGGACACTATGAGTGCTTTAATTGGTATTAGTATTGCTGATGTAACTCTAGCAGCGACTGGTGTTCCTGAGTTCACCCCTGGAACCAGAGGTCAGCTTCAAACGACTGATGGAACCAAGGAATTTCTGTATGTTCATGCAGCAGAAGCGATTACAGCAGAAGGATACCTCTGTGTAATTGATTCAGCATTTGAAGCAGAGATGACAGATCTGGTTTCTACCGCTTCAGGAGCGGGCAAAGGATGTATGTGCGGAGCAGCTCAGGCTGCGATAGCAGATAATGACTGGTTCTGGGTCCAGATTTATGGTAAAGGATCACTCCGTACTCTTGCGAGTGCTGCACTTGGTACTGAACTTAATTCTACTACGACTGTTGGAGCAGTAGATGATAATGCGGGTTCTGGTGCAGAAGTTATAAGCGGTCTTACATTAGGAACAGCAACAGGAGGCTCAGAAGCTACAAATACTGACGCTTACTTTAACTATCCTTATGTAGGCAGAACAATATAAAGAGTGTGTCGGTGCTACTCTTTGGTGAGTAGATTAGATAGGGGGTGGATACTTCTGCCCCCCTTCTTTTAAAGAATATTCAAATGAGTATTTTTTAAAAGGTGCAACCGACAACAGACAGGAGAAAT